GCGATCGGAGATGAGCCGTACTTTATGAAGGCACCGGGTAACAGGTGGTTTGACGGCTATTGCGGGCAGAAGAATGTCATTTTCGACGACTATCGTGGCGATTGGTGGACGTATTCCTATCTTCTTCGCGTTCTTGATGTTTATCCTCTCGACGTGGAGATCAAAGGCGGTACTGTTGCTTTTTCTCCCACCGTTATTTACATCACTTGTCCTCGTTCTCCTCAGGATGTTTATGCTGGATTAGAAGCGAGCCGTGAGGGCTCGCTTGCCCAGCTTACTCGTCGCATTACTGAGGTGAAACTCTTTGGCGAGCCTCCTGTTGCACCGGAACCCGCAGTTGCGGGTTTTTTTGCTGTTTAATTATAAGCATTATTGACACTGTCATTATTTCTATGTGCGATTTTCCTATACCTCCTGAAGTTGGCAAGGCTTTTGGCGCCGGTGTTGACGCCTTCGGCAACATGGTCTATACTAAAGGTAAGAACTGGGCTTACAATTATGTTGGTGGGAAGATTGACCAAGGTTTACAAGCTATCGGAAATAGAGCCGACACAATTATTGAAGGAATGTCGCGACCTACCTTTGACGCTACAGGTTATAGTCCTGCCCCTGAGTTTAAGCAGTGGCAACAGAACACGAATAGCACTCAGGCTATTAAGAAGGCTAAGGCTGTTAATGGACAGGCTACTTCTTACTCTCTTTCTGATGGTGTTGCTTGCCCTGCCATGTTCAATCCCGGACGTGGGGCAGAACTTGGTCTTGTTAACAAGCTTATTGACCAGCCTCTGTCTTTTAAAACCGGCGAGCCTGCTGGCCCTTCTAGGCCCCAAGATGCCTTTTCAAGCCAGATGCAGTTGTATAAGGGTGTTAGACTTGCTCAAGCCTTTGCTTGGAAAGGTATTGTTCCTGTCAATGCCCCGACTACTGGTTTGTTAACTAATCGCGGTTATGTTCATAATGTATTTAGACATTATAACTACTGTGCTTTTGGTACGGGTGGTGGTGATTATCAGTTTTATGGGTTTGATTCCGGTCAATGGAACAATACCTTAGGTCCTGATGCTACCCTTGTGCGTACATTTCCGCGTGTTAGTGCTGCTCAGGCTACTGCGTTGACTACTGCGGGTTTGAATGCTACGCTTGCCAGTCCTTATCGTACACCTGCTGTTGGTGCTGTCATGTATTCCAGGCTTACTCAGCAATTTTTGGAGAATGTTGGTTGGGCCTGTCATCCTTTTAAGTACGTCCAATCCGAGATGAATTCTGGATCAACTTTGGACGTTACTCAGCCTATTGTTTATAAGAATTGCGGAACCGATCATTGGCGGTATCCGAAATCTATGCCCGCTCAGCAGCCTGCTTATCCTGGTACTAATATCAGCGGCAAGATTCATGGTTCTCCTTATTATTATAAAAGCCAGTTCGGTAAGGGTAAGGTTGCTTATGATTTTAGCAACGATGGTACCTGCCCTATTGTAGTTGATGTTGTCATTAACAAGATCAAGCAAGGTCAGACTTGGAATTCGCAGCCTCTTAATACTCTTGAAGGCAATATCGGTCTTCTTGATAGTGTTTACAAGAATGGTTATTATCGTATGGCTACCTCCAATCGGAATTTTACTGATACTTCCGGTTTATCTGGTCAGCCAGTTCTTGACACTGATTGTTTAACTAATGCGCGTTGCGAGTTCATGCCTAAGGGTGCCCTTAAGTACAGTTCTAATTTGAGTACTAGTACGCCCGGCAATGCTCCTTATGAGCAACCTTTTAAGCAGGTTGCTAGGGACCAGTTTATCATTTCTGCTGGAGCCACTCGCGCTTGGCGTTTTGAACTGCCTGCTCTAGATTACGACCCTCGCCGTTATGGTAATCGTAGTACTGCTACCGACGGTTCTCTCACGGATATCGTACTTGAGGATATTTGCTGCGATTTCACCTACGTGGTGAGTATTGCATACTCTTCTGTTTCAACTCCCTTGTTTGAGATTCCTACCGGTGTTAGCGCTAAAAGCGCTATTATTGATCGTCGTCCTGGAGACTGCAATCTCTCTGTCACCGGTTCTTATGAAGAGTATGCCTATCCCGTTTACCTTTCTAAGGAAACTTTGACAAATTCGTATATTAACAGTGCTTTGGATGTACCTGCGTATGCTACTGCTCCTCCTGCTGGCACTATTACTAATAACGAAATTGCCAATCTCAATCAGGTTACTCGTGGCAGTACTCCTGGTTCTGCTCTCATCTCGGTGGGAGCTATCAATACTCTTCCTGGCGCTTAATTTCATGTCTTCATAATTTTGCAATATGCCGCGTTATGCCAGATCAAGAGGAAGAGGAGTTAGACGGGCCGTGCGACGTGCTCCCGTTAGACGAGTTCGTAGAGTTGGAAGACGTTTCGCTGTTAGGCGTCCTTCTACACGCACTCGTTCGCGTTCTATGCGGCGTCGGCTGTAGGGTTTTTCAATCTAGTCATTATTTTAAGGAATCTTAATTAACCAATGGAATTTTACCGTAGACCGCGCCATACTCCTACCCGTCACTATGTTATTGGGATGACGCCTTTTGCAAACGATCCTGTTGTTTTAGCAGAAAGGCGTAATGAATTGCGTTGGGCGTACATCAATCGTTATTTACGCTCGCGTGGGAAGACTTGGTCTCAATTGAGTAATTACATGCAAGGTGAATTGCATTCTAGGGGAATTCTTTATGCTCGTACTACGACTTCTGCTCGTAGAATTTAATATATTAAATAATTTTTTTTAAAATCGGCGACGGCCCCTGGGGGCCTAGCATGGGGGGGTATAGGGGACATAGCTACCAGTATTACCTATGTCACTTTTGTGCACTTACCTTTGTGCTGTGGGCTGGGCATGAGCCTCCCATAGCGAAAATGGGGTGCACAGTTTTTGCCTTCGGAAGTGGCGAACTTTCGTTAAGGCCTATGGTGTCACCGTACGTTTTCGTCTTTTGCGAAAATGGGGTGCACAGTTTTTTCCTACGGGTCGGGAGGATTTTGGACAAAAGGCCTATGTCCTGTGGGAGTTCCCACTAAAAGCCTTTTGCTTCCACACAATTTTGGACCACAATGAGCTTCGAACAGTCAAGTTATTTCGCGGAATGTCTCGATCAAGGAATTGGGTCTTTACCCTCAACAACTATACCGATGCAGATCGCGCAAGGATTGGAGAGTCCCTTGCCCCTGCAGCGCAGTATGTCTGTTACCAGCCCGAGCGAGGTGCAGAAGGTACGCCTCACCTCCAAGGTCTCGTTGTCTTTGAGAATCCCCGAGCCATGGGAGGGGTTAAGAGACTCATCTCCGATCGCGTCCACTTGGAAGTCATGCGGGGTACCTTTGCCGAAGCCCATGCTTACTGTACCAAGGACGACACCCGGGACGCCGGAGCTGGCTTTGCTATTACCGAGCACGGAGTCAAGCCCGACGGGCCAGGACAAGGAGCTCGCACAGACCTTGCTACTATTGGCAAGCGCTTACGAGAAGGTGAGACACTTGCGGTCATCGCGGAAGCGTATCCGTCCGACTTTATCCGCTATCACCACGGAATCAAAGCCTTGCAATCCGTTGTTCAGTCAAAGTCCAGAGTACGCGGACCCGATGGACTATTTCCGCAAATCCGAGTGCTTTGGTGGTATGGATCCGCTGGCAGTGGAAAGACGCGAGCTGTCTTTGAAGCGATCGGAGATGAGCCGTACTTTATGAAGGCACCGGGTAACAGGTGGTTTGACGGCTATTGCGGGCAGAAGAATGTCATTTTCGACGACTATCGTGGCGATTGGTGGACGTATTCCTATC